GCAACCCTGGCTACAACCGCATCGCAGGGCTGAGGCAGTTTGGCCGCGGCGCGAGCGCGCCGGTGGCCTGGTTTGCCGACGTGCGCCACCCGGCGCAGATGTTCCACATCGCGAGGCCCTGAATGGATATCGAAGTCGCGTCAGCCCCCTTTGTGGGCGGGTTCGCCAGCAACCACGAGTTCGACGCCACGGTCACCGCTGGTTCCGACCGTGTGCTGCTGGTGGCCATCGGCTCAGGCTCCACCAACGACCTCTACACGGCCGTGCTCTTCAACGGCGTGCCGATGGCGCGCGCGCATCGGGCCAACAACGGCGGCCCCAGCGCCTACTGGTACTTCCTTGCCGCTCCGGCCGTGGGCACCTTCAGGGTTCGCATCGAGCAGTCCGCTGCCGGCGGCTGCAACGCGCAGGCCTTCCTGCTGAAGGACGCGCCGCAGACGGGGATCATTGCCGCCACGGGGCCGTCCAATGCTGGGAACGGGTTTGCCAGCTCGCCGTGGAGCGTCGCGATCAGCGGCGCGGGAAGGGTTGCCCTGTCGGTGCTGCACTCGGCTTCTGGCCTGCAAGACTTCACCTCGACGACCGGCACCGACGTGTCGGGCTTCGGCGGCAACGCCGCGCAGTTCGAGGTGGCCTACGCCAACAACGCCAGCGCGATGGCCTGGTCGTGGACCGGCGGCACCACGCGCAACCTGGTGCAGTCCATCATCGCCATCCCGGGCTCCATAGGGCCGGCCGGTCCAGAGCTCACCGGCAGCGTCACCACAGACGACGCCGCGCCGACCGGACAGCTGCAGTCCAACCCGCCGTCCACCCTCACCGGCAACATCTCCACCGACGCCGCCGCGCCCACCGGCAGCATCAGCTCGGGCGCCGCGCCTGGCACGGTGGTGCTGATCTCGTGGCGCAATAAGGCCGGCATGCCGCTGCCCAACCAGCCTGTTGCGCGGGTCACGCTCCAGCGCCTGGCCGATGGCGTTCAGGTGGTCAACGTGGCCGAGCTGACGACGAGCGCCAGCCCCACTGCGCCGCAACTCAGCATCACCAACGCAGCCCTGGTGCCTGGCACCTTGTACGTGGCCGTCGCCAACAACGCAGACGGCACCGTGCTCGGCATCGAGCTTGTGCAGGCCGCTTAAGCACTGGCGGGAGGCACCATGACGATGCTCTTCGACACGCCCTGGCACCCCGGCGGCTTTACCTTCGGGGTGGCCGGCCTGGGCACGCGCGGTGACGCGGTGGCGCAGGCGGGCACACACGGCAAGGGCATCCTGGCCGACGACGTGGAGCTGCCCGCCGAGGCGGCCGACGAGTTCATCTACCGCATCACCACCATGCCGCCGCTGCTGACGCTGCTGCGCTGGTTCGATGACGGCGGCGTGGAGGCCGAGGGCCCACCCGGCGTGCACACGGGCGTGGCCGAGCGCCGCCGCAACGGCGTGGTGTACGGCTCGGCGGCCTTCACCGTGGTGATCGGCGGCGGCGTGCTCTCGGGTGGCATCACCCTGGACAGCGCGGCGCCCAGCGGCACGCTCGGCCAGGCGGGGCCATCGCAGCTGAGCGGCGGCATCACGCTCGACAGCGCGGCGCCTGGCGGCAGCATCAGCGTGGAGCCGCCCGCCCAGCTGGGCGGCGGCGTGACCACGGATGACGCCATCGCTGGGGGCGTGCTGGCAGGCGCCCCGGCACCCGCGCCCTTCATGCCGCGCCGATCGGTGACGCTGCTGTACAGCGTGCTGGACCCCAGCGCGCTGCCCGACCTGACCTCCAAGGACCCGACCGAAGACCTGCACCTGGTTGCCGACTTCGCGCCCTTCACGAGCGTGAGCGCTCCGGTGTGGGAGCTGCTGCGCGTGGGCGGGGACGATGGCACCGAGCCATTGGTCACGGTTGGCGGGTCGAGCATCGTCGGCGGCCGCGTCACACAGCGCGTGGCCGGCGGTGCCAGCGGCAACACCTACACCGTGCGCTGCACAGCGCAAGGGCCCGAGGCGCGCACGCTGGTGGCCTTTGCCCGCCTGCCCGTGCGCACGCGGGCCTGACCCCAAGCAACCCACACCACGGAGAACCCATGGCAGAGATGAACGACCAGCACCTGCTGCTGCTGGGCAAGATCGACGGCAAGGTCGACGGCCTCGTCGAGGCCGACAAGCTCCAGCTCGACATGCTGCAGAAGATGGACGCGCGCCTGCGCACCGTCGAGCAGAAGGCCGCCGTCAACGGCGCCATCAGCGGCGGCATCGTCAGCGTGGGCATGGCGCTCATCATCGAAGCCGGCCGCCTGTGGGGCCGCGGCGGCCCGGGCCAGGGCTGAGCGGGCGGGGCGGCTCAAGGTGGCACATCCCCAGGAACGGCGCCTGCAGCTGCGGGGGCTGTACGTCTTCAAGCAGCTGCCCATGGAGGCCGCCTGCGCCGCCATGCAGCTGCCCAAGACCACCGGCAACCGCTGGAAGCGCGAGGCCGCCGAGGCCGGCGACGACTGGGACTTCGCGCGCAGCGCCGTGGCCCTGGGCGACGACAACTTCAAGCAGCTCAGCCAGCGCCTGCTGCAGGACTACCTGGTGGTGCACCAGTCGGTCATCGACCAGCTCAAGGGCAACGACAAGCTCACGGCCGACCAGAAGGTGCAGATGCTGGCCAGCCTCAGCGACAGCTTCAACAAGAGCATCGCCGCCTTCCGCAAGATCGCGCCCGAGATCAACAGCTACGCCATCGCGCTGGACGTGGTGCAGCGCCTGACCACCTTCGCCCAGGGCCGCTACCCGCAGCACGTGCCGGCCATCCTGGAGATGCTGGAGCCCTTCGGCGCCGAGCTGGCCAAGGCCTACGGGTGAGCTGAGCGATGAAGCGCACCAAGGAGTTCCTCGACTCCATCAGCGCGCTGGCGGAGCAGCTGCGCCGCCAGGCCGAAGCCGATGCCGACGGGTGGGACATCTCGCCCGAGAAGATCGCCGAGCGGCGGCGCCACGTGGCGAACGAGCACTTCGGCTTCGCCTACTTCCACCGCACCTACTTCCCGCACTACGGCCGCGCCGAGCCGAGCGCGCTGCACGAGTACCTGCACAAGCGGCTGCCCGCCATCGTGCGCAGCCCGCGCGGTGAGCGCGATGTCATCGCCGCGCCGCGCGGCGAGGCCAAGAGCACCGTCGTCAGCCTGATCTTCGTGCTGTGGTGCGTGGTGCTGAAGCTCAAGCACTACCCCATCATCGTGATGGACTCGTCGCCCCAGGCCGACGAGATGCTGGAGGGGCTTAAGGCCGAGCTCGAGGCCAACCCGCGCCTGCGCAGCGACTTCCCCGAGGCCTGTGGCCAGGGCCGCGTGTGGCGCGTGGGCTGTGTGATCACGGCCAACGACATCAAGATCGAGGCCTTTGGCGCGGGCAAGAAGATCCTGGGCCGGCGGCATGGCCCCTTCCGGCCCGACCTGGCGGTGATGGATGACATGGAGAACGACGAGAACGTCGTGACTCCTGCCCAGCGCGACAAGATGGAGCGCTTCATCAAGCGCAGCGTTCTGAGCCTGGGGCCGGCCGACGACAGCATGGACGCCATCCTCGTGGGCACCGTGCGGCACTTCGACAGCGTGCTGGCCCGCTTCCTCAAGAACCCGCTGTGGAACAAGCGGGTCTTCAAGGCCATCATCCAATGGCCGGACCGCACCGACCTGTGGGAGCGCTTCGAAGAGCTGCTGCTGAGCGGCGACTCGCCCGAGCACGGCGAGAACCAGGCCATGGCCTTCTACGAGGCCAACCGCGAGGCCATGGATGCCGGCGCCGTGGTGAGCTGGCCGGCCGTGCGCCCGCTGGTGAAGCTGATGATCAAGCGCGCCCGCGAAGGGCACGAGAGCTTCGACAGCGAGCAGCAGAACGACCCCAGCTCGGGCGACGAGGCCATTTTCGCCAACTGCATCCAGTTCTGGATCAACCGCCTGCCCGACTGGGTGTTCTACGGCTCGTGCGACCCCTCCATGGGCCGCGCCGTGGCCGGCCGCGACCCGAGCGCCATCTTGGTGGGCGGCTTCAACCGCAACACGGGCATCCTGGACGTGGTGCACGCCGGCATCCGCAAGCGCACGCCCGACAAGATCATCAGCGACGTCATCGAGGCGCACCGCGAGTGGGGCTGCCTGGTGTGGGGCTTCGAGGCGGTGGTGTTCGCCGAGTTCGTGCGCACCGAGCTGGTGAAGCGCAGCGCGCAGCTGGATCCGCCGGTGCCGGTGCCAGCCATTCCGCTGAACCCCATCGCCGACAAGGACCTGCGCATCGAGAGCCTGCAGCCGCACATGGCCAACGGCCTCATCAGGCTGCACCGCAGCCAGACGACGCTGCATGACCAGCTCAAGCACTACCCCAAGGCCGACCACAAGGACGGCCCCGACGCTCTGCAGATGCTGTGGATGCTGTGCATCACCGGCGGCGTGGGCGCGGGCGTCCAGGTGCACGACACCACCGCTCGCGGCCGCGAGTACTTTGACCGCGCGGCGCGCCAGGCGCAGCGCATGTTTGCGCGCAGGCGCTGAGACACCGCCATGGACTTTGCCCCGATCCGCTTTGCCCTGCCCAATGCCCCGGCGCCTGCCGCGCCGGCGCCGCCCGCCCGGGTGGTAGAGGCCGCCGGCACGCAGGTGCTGGCCGACGAAGACACCGGCTGGACGCGCCTGACCGGCACCGGCGCCCCCGGCAACGTGCGCGACCTCACCCCCATGAGCCACGAGCGCATGCAGCGCCTGGCGGAGTTCCTCTGGCAGAGCAACCTGCTGGCCAACCGCATGGTGGAGATCCCGCTGGCCTACCTGCTGGCCGAGGGCGTGCGCCTGGTGTGCCAGGACGAGGCCCACCAGAAGCTGCTGAACGACTTCTGGCGCGACCCCATCAACGACTTCGACTCGAAGCTCTACCCCCGCGCGCGCGACCTGGCGCTGATGGGCGAGCAGATCTACCGCGTGTTCGAGAACGAGATCAGCGGCCAGATCCGCCTGGGCTACGTGGACCCGCGCCTGGTGGCCGAGATCGTGCTCGACCCCGACAACCCCGAGCAGCCCATCGGCGTGATCACCAAGCGCGACGGCCGGCAGCGCTACAAGAAGTACCGCGTGCTGGTGCTGGGCCCCGACGAGGAGATGTTCAGCCGCCGCACGGTAGAAATCCGCGCGGGGTTTACGGACGGCGAGGTGTTCCTCTTCCAGGTGAACAAGCTGGCCACCGGCACCCGTGGCCGCAGCGACCTACTGGGCCAGATGGACTGGCTGGACGCCTACGACGAGTTCCTGTTCGGCGAGCTGGACCGCACGCGCTTCCTGCGCAGCTTCGTCTGGGACCTGGAGCTGACCAACGCCACGCCCGAGCAGATCAAGGAGAAGGCGGCCACCTTCAAGCCGCCCGAGGCGAACGGCGTCTACATCCACAACGGCCAGGAAAAGCTCGACGCCAAGCAGCCCAAGCTGGAGGGCGTGGACATGAGCGAGACGGCGCGCCTGTTCCGCAACCACGTGCTGGCCGGCGGCAGCATCCCCGAGCACTGGTTTGGCGGTGGCGGCGACGTGAACCGCGCCGCGGCCAGCGAGATGGGCGAGCCCACCTTCAAGCTGATGACGGCGCGGCAGACCCAGCTGAAGAACATGCTGCAGCTGCTGGGCCGCTACGTGCTGGCCCGCCAGCCCGACGCCAAGCCCGACTGGGCCAGCCCCAAGTGGCAGGTGACGGCCGTGTTCCCCGAGCTGGTGAGCAAGGACGTGACCAAGTTCGCCGCCGCGCTGCGCGAGGTGGCCGCCAGCGCCGCGCTGCTGGTGGACCGCGGGCTGCTGACCGAAGAGCGCGCCGTGGCCATGGTGGCCGACATCGCCGGCCGCTTTGGCCAGGAGTTCGACGCCAAGGCCGAGCTGGAGAAGGCCCGCGCCGAGCACGCCGAGCGCAAGCGCCAGCAGGCCGAAGACGACGCCTTCACCACCCCGGGCCTGCCAGGCCAGCGCCCGCCGCAGGGCCAGGCCCCGGCGCCCGCGCCGGCTGGCGGCGATGACGCCTGAAGAGCTGCGCGCCTGGCGCGAGGCCATCCGCGCGGCCGAGCGCGAGCGCGCAGCGCTGCTGCTGGGCGGGCAGGAAGACATGGTGCGCCTGCTGCGCGCCCTGTACGAGGCCCTGGCCGCCCGCCTGGCCGAGCTGCCGGCCGAGTGGCAGCGCATCCAGCTGGCCGAGCTGCAGGCGCAGCTGCGCGCGGTGATCGAGGGCGCCACGGGCCAGCTGCAGGCCGCCGTCGACGACAGCATCACCCAGGGCTGGGCCCTGGGCGCCCAGCACGTGGACGACGTGGTGCGCGCCGTGCGGCCGGGCCTGGGCGTGGGCATGCCGCTGGTGGACACCTTCATCCTGGACGCGCTGCGCACGTTCAACGCCGGCCGCATCAAGGACCTGGCCACCAACGCCGAGGCCGTGGTGCAGCAGCAGGTGCACCTGGCGGCCATCGGCGCGCAGACCAACGAGCAGGCCGTGAAGGCCATGCGCGCCCACCTGGTGGGCGATGCCGCACCGGCGCGCGCCCGCGCCAAGCGCATCGTCGTCACCAGCACGGCGCAGATCTACGCCGTGGCCAAGCAGCGCCGCATGGAAGACCAGGCCACCCGCCACCCCGGCCTGCGCAAGCGCTGGGTGAAGAGCGGCAAGCCACCCGAGCGCAGCCGCCACAACCACGACGCCATGGACGGCGTGACGGTGCGCGTGCACGAGCACTTCAACGTGCCCGGCAAGGGCCTGGGCGTGTTCACCCGCATGCTGCACCCGCACGACCCGACGGCGCCGCCGGCAGAGGTGATCTTCTGCGGGTGCCTGGCGCGGCCGGTTTTCGTGCGGGACGAGAACGCGGACGGGTCCTGAACGGCCAAACCCGAAAACGGCGAAGAAGGGGGTGCAGGCCATGGTTTGGCTACCGTTGCACCACACCCCGTGTTTAACGTGTGCTTAAACGGCAAGAGGGGCCCGCAGGCCCCCCTTCAAGCGCCGAGCGCACCCCTCAAGAAGATCGGTACCTGGGTTTCACGTCCAGTCGGCGATAGGCTTCCTCCGCCGCCTCGGTGGTGTAGTCGCGGTTCAGGAAGCGGCTGATGATGGTGTGGCTGCAGCGCAGGCTCTTGGCGATCTGGCTGCAGTTCACGCCGCGGTCGTGGTGAGCGCGCCAAGCCTCAACCAGCCGATCTGCGCTCAGCTTTACTCGACGGCCGGCTACCGCAGCCGCCAGGCTTTCAAGGTGCGGGTCGGTCTCGCCGGGTGTCTGTGCGTACAGCCATTCACGCTGCGCAGTCGGGCGCAGCTTCAGCTGCGCCGACAGCTCCTCGATCCGCGCTTCAAGCGTTGCGATGTGTGCGAGAGCCTCAGCTAGGGTCGAGAACCTGGGGGCCCCGATTCGTCTGTCGGTGTTCATCAATGCTCCTTGGCTCCAGTCCGGCAGCGTTCCAGCTCGTGAGCGACCACGTCAATCTCCTGCATCGGGCGCTGTACGGCTGCGGCCATGCAGGCGGCCAGGTGCGCCAGGTCGATGGCCTCGACGTGCGAAGTCATTACGTCGCCGCCCTGGCCCGCGGCGTGTGCTGTTCTGGCAAGTCCCTCGACAGCGCGCAAGGCGCCGGTAGCGACCTCCAGCTGCGCGGCCTGCTCCTGCAGGCGCTGGGCAAGCTGGGGCAGCAGCAGGGCAGTGATCGATGGATCGCGGTTCATGCGGTGGGCTCCCCATTGTTGACCTGCGCGAGGTTTCGGCCAGCGCTGCACGTCACTTGAGAGTCAGCATCGCGCAGGGGCCATGCCGCGCGCAGCTGCGCAGCGATGGCCTCTTCGGTGTAGCCCATGCTGCGCGCAAGCGCGAGCAGCAGGTCGCGCTCCGCCACGACGCGCTGCAGGGTGCGCAGCACGAAGGCGGTGTCGACCTGGTTGATGGGGGCGAGCTCGGCGCGCAGCGCCAAGTCAGGGTCCAGCCTTACGGCCTGGGGTTCGATCGGCGCTCCCGCGCCTTCGTCTGGTGCCATTTTGGCCTCCGTGGTTCCAGTCGTGCTTTGACTGCCACCACAACGCCAAATGGGTGGCAGCCCTGACGGGTTGGCGTACCGGGGAACCCGCGGAGCGGAAGCCGGCGAGCCTTGCGGCTCCCCGCCAGGGCCACCATAGAACTGGGGCCGTAGGCGAAAATGCCGCAACGGTGTCGGTGCGGCATTGAGCCGCGGGTTCCTCCGGGACGCCAATCCCGGCCCCCACTCCTGGGGGTGGCGAGACTTTAAGGCCACTGGGATTCCGCGGCAAGCCTCACGGTGCCAGTGTGTCGCGCATCACGCAATGGACCTGGCAGTGCTCGAACGCCCCTAGGGTCTGCCGTCGCGCTCCTTGTTGTCGCTGCTACCCTTCGAAGTGAAGGGGTGGTTCATGCGCAAGAGCTATCTGGTGGGTGGTGTTGTCTCCGTTCTGGCGGTGGCGGTTGGAGCTGCTTTGGCCTACCGATCGTGGCAGGCTGAGCAGGAGCGCCTCGCCGCGATCGAGGCCGATCGGCCTGCGGCCATCCATCGCGAGGCCGTCAAGGAACGGTTGAATGACCCGGACTCCGCAGTGTTTCGCAGCGTGGTGCAGTCGAAGCGCGACCCTGAAGTCTGGTGCGGCGAGGTCAACGCGCGTAACCGCATGGGCGGCATGGTTGGGTTCACGCGTTACGTGGCGGTCGTTGAGCAAGACCGCGAGCTGAAGGTGCTGGACAAGATCACCTTCGAGCCGTTGGACCCCGCGGGCCGAGACGCATTCGAGAAGCGCTGGTCCTTGCTCTGCCTGCGCTGACTTCGCCGAGCGGCCTTCACGCCGCCGCCCCTTTCCGCTACCCTGATACACGCGTAGGCCCCCGCAGGGAGCGAAACGTTTCGCCCTGACGCGCGGCGCCCTCGCTGGGCACAGTGCGCTCGTCCATCAACGACGAGCGCCGCGCAGACCCCGGCGCTCTCCACCACCCGGAGCGCCGCATGTCAGACCCGACCCCCAACACGCCGCCGGCCGAGAAGGCCAAGCCCGCGATGACGGCCGCCCAGGCCGCCAAGCTGGTGAAGCGCCCCACGCTCGTGCCCGCCAAGAAGCCGGGTGACGAGCCCAAGATCGAGCTGGTGCCCGTGTCGCCGGCCGAGGTGCTGAGCTTCAAGGACTACGGCACGCACGTGGTCGTGGTCACCAAGGACGGCCAGAAGTTCAGCTCGGCCGACGCCAAGGCCGAAGCCGGCGAGGCCGCCTGATGCTGCGCATGCGCCGCCAACCGCTGGGGCTGGCCGTCGCGGCGGCGCTGGCCGCAGCGGCGCTGCCCGTCGGCCGCTTCGCCGAGGCGCAGGAGCCGCTCAAGCTCGTGCCGCCTGGCGCCGGCTTCGACCGCCTGACCGAGGCCACCACCACCGAGTTCCGCGCGCTCATCGACCTGGTGCGCCAGGCGCTGCGCGAGAAGCTCAAGCTCATGCCCGGGATGGGCGACTACTACGTCGACATCCAGGGCATCTGGGCCGACAAGGCCGTGGTGCTGCTGAACGGGCGGCTGTACAGCTACCCCTACATGGTGAGCGCCGAGAACACGGTGACGCTGGGCGAGGGCA